TGGAACGGTTCATATTGGACTATCTCTGGACGACGTCTAAACATTATTGCTGCTATGGACCTGTCTTACTCAATTACAAAGAAAGCAGACTCTTCTGTTGTTATTGTACTAGGTATTGACGCAGAACGTAATATGTACGTCTTAGATATTGATCGATTTAAAACAGACTCTATTAGAGACTACTATGTTCGTCTACTTGACATGCATACTCGTTGGAACTTTAATAAGATTGTAATTGAAACGGTTGCTGCACAACAAGCCATTGTTAAAGAGCTCCGAGAATCATATCTTAAGCCAAATGGTATTATGTTGTCTATTATTGAAACTAAACCAAACAGACATGGTGGTTCTAAAGAAGAAAGAATGATGGCAGTTCTCGAACCAGTGTACAGTAACATGGCTGTGTGGCACTATAGAGGTGGTAACTGTCAAATCTTAGAAGATGAGCTTGTAGCTCTCTTTCCACCCCATGATGACATTAAAGATGCGTTAAGTAACGCTATTGAACATATCGCAGCACCTACTTCTAATAAATCAAGAGAAGATGTTGCTAAAAGAAGTAACGTGATTTATCATCCTAAGTTCGGCGGAGTTATACGAACATGAATAGAGCCCAATCCTTTCAGGATGTAATGGACCCCCATCTGTTAGCAACACAAGTTGCTGACCTATACAGAGAGTGGGAAGACGCTCGCCGTAAATGGTTGTCAATGGGTCAAGAAGCTAGAGACTACGTCTTTGCTACAGACACTAGAACAACTTCTTCGGGAGACCTCGGGTGGAAGAACTCTACTCACCTTCCTAAACTTTGTCAAATTCGTGACAACCTTCATGCCAACTATATGGCAGCAGTGTTTCCTAACACTAATGCTATTACTTGGGAAGGAGAAGATCAGAAGGCTGAAGACCCTGAGATTCGTAAAGGTGTTCGAGCATATATGAGAAATAAATTAGAACAATCAGACTTTGACCTTGAAGTTGAAAAGTGGTTGTACGATTTAATTGATTATGGTAACGTATTTGGTCTTGTAGAGTATGTCAATGAAACTATTATTTCTGAGAAAGACGGAGCAGTAATTAAAGGTTACGTAGGCCCTAAAGCTCGTCGTATTAGTCCTCTTGATATTGTGTTTAACCCAACAGCTTCAGACTTCCGGAGAACTCCAAAAATCATCCGGACCCTTACAAGTCTCGCAGACCTTATGTCTGAAGTCGAGTCTAATCCTGAAAAGGGATATCTAGGTGAAATTGTAAATGAAGCTTTTCAAAAACGTGCTTATATCCGCGCTGGTGCTGCCGGTATACGCGACACTCGTAAAAACAGGTCCTACATTGTGGACGGCTTTGGTTCCTATCGTGACTATTTTGATTCCGACTATGTTGAACTCTTAGAATTCTACGGAGATGTGTGGGACCAAGAAACTAACACTCTCTTAAAAAATTATCATATTACTGTTATGGACAGAGCTTATGTTGTCCGTAAACAACAACATCCTAGCTGGTTTGGGGAACCCCCAATCTACCACGCAGGGTGGAGAATTAGGCCTGATAACCTCTATGCTATGGGTCCTCTTGACAATCTTATTGGTCTTCAATATCGTATTGACCACCTTGAGAATGCTAAAGCAGACGCTATGGACATGATCCTACATCCTGTTATGAAAATTAAAGGATTTGTAGAAGAGTTTGTGTATGGTCCTAACGAAAAGATTTATGTTGGTGACGATGGTGATGTTACCTTCATGTCTCCTGATGCTACAGCTCTTTCTGCAAACACTGAGATTTTCCAAATCATGCAGTTGATGGAAGAGATGGCAGGTGCCCCTAGGGAAGCTATGGGTTTCCGCTCTCCGGGAGAAAAGACTAAGTACGAAGTACAAGTGTTAGAGAATGCATCTAACCGTATCTTCTTAAATAAAACCGCTCACTTTGAAAAAGCTTTCCTTGAGAAAATTCTCAACTCTATGTTAGAAGTCTCTAGACGTAACATGATGGAAGCTGAACAAGTTCGTCTTATCGACCCAGACTTTAACTTTATTGACTTCATCAAGATTAGTCGTGAAGATATCGTCTCTCGTGGTAAGATTCGTTCTATGGGAGCCCGTAGATTTGCTCGTAAAGCAAACATTCTGCAAGAACTGTCACAGTTTAGTGCAACACCTCTGGGCCAAGACCCGATGATTAAAGTTCACTTCTCTGGATATAAGATGGCAAAACTCATTGAAGAGCTTCTTGAGATTGGTGAATACAATCTTGTTGCTAAAGATGTGTCTGTCGTGGAACAAGCAGAAACCGCACAACTCGCTAATAACGTCCAACAAGTATTAATGGAAGAAGAGGCAGCAGCAATTGGCACACCTACAGGTCAAGACGGAATGGCTCCGGGGCCAGTCCCAGCAGGAAGCGGACAGGTTTAAAAATAATGTAATTTCAAGTAAAATAGTACTTGACAAACTAATTGAAATATGTTATAATATACATAAATCACTCGATAAAGTGAGTTATGATTATGACAACCCATCGTGGGCCTTTAAACAGGCTCACGTTAACGGGCAAAAAGAGATGCTAGAGAAAATCATTTCTCTATGTACAATTGAAGAAAGACCATGACCAATGGATTTATTTAACACTTCTACAAATACTGACCAAGTTAAGCTAGAAGATTTAGTGGGAGAAGGTAAAAAGTACAGAGATGTTACTGAGCTTGCAAAAGCTAAAGTTCATGCTGATGCTTTTATCGAACAACTTAAAGCCGAAAAGGCTCAGGTTCTCGAAGACCTTAAAACCCGTACTGCTGTAGAAGACGCTATTAAAAAGCTCCAAGCGCCAAATGCTAATGGCGGAACAGGTACTCAGACAGAGCACACTTCCGTACAGACCCAGACTTCGGAACAAAAGGCTAATTTTACGCTAGAGGATGTTGACAAACTCCTTGAACAAAAAGATCGTCAAAAGAAAGTTCAAGCCAATCTTAATACTGTATCAGATGCTATTCTTAGATATGCTGGTACTCCAGAGAAGGCTAAAGAGTTTCTTACGACACGGGCAGGAGAGCTCGGCGTTACAGTAGACAAACTGTCTGACGTTGGCAAGGAATCTCCTACCGCTTTACTTAAACTGCTGGGTCTTGATAAAGCAGGATCGTCTACAATCGCTCCAATTGAGAAGACTACTAATATCGTAAGAGTGTCTAAAGATAAGACATTTGATATGAATGCTCCAATGACAAAAGCTGATTATGATGAACTGCGTCGTGAAAATCCCAGTTTATATTTTAGCCCCAAAGTTCAGAATAAGCTGATGAAAGATCGCTCTGCTGAACTAAAACAAAAAAGACAAGGATAATAACATATGTCAGGTATGACAACTGCCAATATGGACATTGCCATTCGTTCGGAAGTTTGGTCTGGTGAAATCAAGGATGTCCTTCAGGACGCTCTTGAGGGCCAGCGCTACGTTCGGTGGCTGTCCGAGTTCCCCGACGGTAACACCTTTACCATCCCGTCGATTGGTGAACTGCAAGCTCGTGATTACGAAGAAAATACAGCCATTCAGTACGACGCTCTTGATCTGGGTGAATTCCAGTTCTCGATCACCGAGTACGTGTCGGCTGCTACTTACATCACTAAAAAAGCCCGTCAGGACTCGTTCATTGCTTCTGAAATCGAAGCTCAGTTCGTTCCTAAAATGACGCGCGCTATCATGGAAGACCTCGAACTTCATATTCTGAAAGAAGGTCAACCGAAGACAGGTAACCCCGCTGGTTATCAGGTTGCTGGTGCAACGAACGCAATTAACGGTGCTGCTCACCGCTGGGTGGGTTCTGCAACGGTTAACTCGAAGCGTACCCTCGGTGTGGAAGACTTCGCCCGCGCTCGCTTTGCTCTTAAGAAAGCAAACGTTCCGGACACGAACCTGATCGCAATCGTTGATCCGTCGGTTGAGTACGTTCTCAACACACTGACCAACATCTCGAACATCTCGAACAACCCACGTTGGGAAGGTATCATTGATTCGGGTATTGCTTCGGGTATGAACTTCCTCGTCAACATCTATGGTTTTGACGTGTACTGCTCGAACCGCCTTGCTCTCTGCGGCACTGGCCAAACGGGTACTTCTGAAACGATTAGCTCGGTTGCCTCGGGTGCAGGTGCAGTTTGTAACCTGTTCTTCTCGATGACTCCGGACCTCCTGCCCTTCGTTGGTGCATGGCGTCAGATGCCGGAAGTTGACGGTTCTTATAACAAAGACTTCCAGCGTGAAGAGTATGTTATGACCGCTCGCTATGGTACGAAGATTTATCGTCCTGAAAACCTCGTCACGGTCCTTGCTGACCCGACTGTTATTGCTTAATTAGGAAGGATATAATCTAATGGCTACATGGTTTAATGCTGATGGTCTCTATGTCGAAAACGGTCGTGACCGTCGTCGTCAACGGAACCAACCCAAGCAAGTGAATACGCTTGGTCACATTGTGGAAGTTAAATTCCCGTTTGATCTCTCGGTTCATACGACTGGTACTACTTTTACTACGGACCGTAACAACGACGGCACACTGGATGGCTTCAATGCAGGCGATGAGTTCATCCCTGACCAAGCACACATCCTTTCGGCTGAAGTGTTCATGTTCGACACTGCTGCTGCTTCTGGTACTGCAATTACGGTTGGTACGTTCCAAGAAAACGGCACAGCAATTGACGCAGATGGTCTTGTGACTGCTGCTAACGCTGCTACCGCCTCGCTCGTTGCTAACGCTCGGGTTGCAGGTTCGGGCGCTCTGCTCAACACTGGTGTTACCCAGAAGTCGTACATTGGTCTTGTTGCCTCTGGTACGTTCACTGCTGGTAAAGGCTACGTGCTGATTCGTTACGCCTACGGCGGCGCTGTCTAATAACTAAATAGAGAGGCCGGGGGTTGAAATATATCCCCGGCTTTTTTAAAGGATTCTACATATGAAGCTGACTCTATTACAACTCACACAAAATATTCTGTCTGCAATGGACGCAGAGCAAGTGTCTTCTATTACAGACACTGTAGAATCTATGCAGGTTGCAGAAGAAATTAGAAATACGTATTACGAAATTTTTGGTAACATTGAGATAAAGTCTCGGCTTAAACTAACAAGCCTTGAAGACTTCACAGACCTAGGTGTTCAATATCCTCATATTCTTTTAATTCCTGAAGAAATAGACAACCTTAAATGGGTTCGTTATAATATTGGAACTCCAGATGAGCCCATTTGGAAGCAGCTCACATATATTTCTCCAGAAGAGTATTTAGAAATTGTTTTAAATCATACTTCAGGCGAAACAATTCCATATGGGGAAAACGGAGGAGACGGGGTTCGTCGTGTTAAAGATATTAATTCTGAGCTTGAATATATTATTGTAGCAAATAAAGACCCTGATTACTGGACAACTTTTGATAATACGTATATCTTATTTGATTCTTATAATGAAGATCAACATGATGGTATTGTTTATGCCAATGGAGTCCAAGCAGATCATACTATGATTTATGCTGAAATCCTTCCTGTTTTTACAATGTCTGATTCTTTTACCCCAGACTTAGAAGACAAACTTTTCCCAATGCTTTTAGCAGAAGCTAAATCTGCTTGCTTTGTAAACTATAAAGGTGTATCTAACTCTAAAGAAGAGCAGCGCTCTAGACGACAGAGAGTCTCTCACCAGAATAATAGATCGCGGTATAATCAAACTAGAGATACTTCTCCTAACTATGGCCGTTCGTAAAAGAGTTCTAACACTTAAAAAGAGCAGATTCCACACTAACAATCCTACTTATCTTGCTGATAATCTATTTGAGTATATCATTAAGTTTAAAGAAGGTAGAGGGTGGTACATCCACAAGTATAATGGTGGTGGAAAAGACAGCTCTCTTGAAGGTTATTTCAGTACACATCCTAAAGCTGAACAATGTCTTATTATGTTCTTAATGAAAACAGATAAAACTGGTATGGCTAGATGGCCCGGTAAAAAGAATATTCGACATACAAATTACACAAGGACTTTTCTAAAAGATGTCTAGAGCCGAAACAAATCGTTTGTACACAAACTTTACTAAAGGTTTGATTACAGAAGCAAGCCCTCTTGCTTATCCTGAAGGCGCATCTATTGAAAACAATATGGAAATGCTCACCAATGGTGATCGTGTTCGTCGATATGGTTTTGATTCGATTC